AGCGGCACCAGCAACGTAGTCAGTCGTACTACGGTAGCACCTGTCAGCGCCACAGCAACGGGTGTAAAAGGTGACGAAGCTTTCGACGCTTCAGGTAACCACTATCGCTGTACTGCTGCGAATACATGGGTCCGATCAGCTTACGCAACGTTCTAAGGAATTAAACTAAGTGGCAATTAAGCAAGACGTGAGACAGGTGGAAGTGCTTGCTTTTGAGACCACGCCTGTTAAAAAAACTTACGTTCCTGAGGGGTTCTCTTCAAAGGAGGACTTCCTCAAGGACATGCGAGAAGAGTACGAAGCAGACATCGACTTCGACCGTGACAATCGGGACCAAGCTCTCGAAGACAAGAAGTTTATGGCAGGCGAGCAATGGGACCCGGTTGTCCTTGAGCAGCGTAAGGGGCTTCCCTGCCTAACCATCAACTCCGTTCCTCAGTTTGTTGCACAGCTTGTCGGTGACTGGCGTGAAAGCAAGCGAGGAGTCAAGGTTCTGCCAACTGAAGACGGCGACAAAGAAATCGCTGACGTGAGGGCAGACCTTCTTCGTTCAATTGAAACCCAAAGCCGGGCAGACCGAGTTTATGACAACAGTTTTGAAAGCTGTGTGGGCTCGGGTGAAGGCGCTTTTCGCATCGCTGTGGAGTACGCCAAGGACGACGTGTTCGATCAGGATATTTTTGTTCGGCCTATTGACGACGCTCAGTCCGTTGTTTGGGATCGTCTTTCTATTGACCCTACTGGCCGTGATGCTCGACATTGTTTTGTCGACGATCTTATCCCACTAAAGGACTTTGAACGTAAGTGGCCTGATTCCAAGCCGTCTGAGCTAGGAACGAGGGCTTACAGGCAGATGCAAAGCAGCCGCTGGATTGAACCGGACGGTGTGCGTGTTACTGAGTTCTGGCGTCTGCTTGAGCGTGACCGAATGCTGGCTCTGTTTGAGGACGGATCGGTTCGCTTCATTGACAACAACCTTGACGAGTTGATGGAAAAGCACGGAGCGGTGCAGAAGTCCCGAGTGGCTCCCTGTACGTACGCTCAGATGCACCTCGTAACTGGCTTCGACATTCTGTCCGGTCCTTACGAGTACCGCCTGACTCGCCTTCCTGTTATTCGCATGACGGGGCGCGTTGTTAACGTGGGCGGCAATCGCATTCGTTACGGCTTGGTCCGCTTTATGAAGGATTCGGTTCGTCTTCGTAACTTCTGGCGGTCGGTCGCTGCTGAACAGTTGGGTTACGCACCTAAGGCTCAGTGGATCGCACCGGAGTCAGCAGTCGAAGGACGAGAAGAAGAGTTCCGTAAGGCTCACCTTACTCGTGATCCGTTGATTGTTTACAACGACGACGCAACTGCACCTCCTGAACGTCTTCCTCCTCCTCCCATGCAGACCGCTCTGCACCAAGAGGCTGAGATTAACGTACAAGACATGAAGGACGTGACCGGCATTCACGACGCAAGCCTTGGCATTCGTTCTAACGAAACTTCGGGTCGGGCAATTTCTGCTCGGCAGCGTGAAGGCGACATCGCTTCGATTACCTACTACGACAACGGTAACGCTGCGGTGCTTGAAGCTGGTGACGTAATGAATCAGCTAATCAATCAGATTTACGACGGCACTCGCATTGTCCGAATTATTGGAGAAGACGAGAAGGTCAAGTTCACAAAGATTAACGATCCTTCCGATCCGATGTCTCCGGACTTGTCTGTTGGTCGTTACGACGTTGCTTTGTCCACTGGCGCTTCTTATACGACTCGTCGTGTTGAGGCTGCTCAGGCGATGATGGACGCCGTTCAAGTCTGGCCTCAGTTGCTTCAGGTGGCTGGCGATCTTGTTGCTAAGGCACAGGACTGGCCGGGTGCTGACGACCTTGCAGAGCGCCTCAAGAAGACTATTCCTCAGCAGTTTCTGGACGAAGAAGATCAGAAGGGTCCCGACCCCGCGCTTCAGCAGATGCAGATGGAAATGCAGGCTTTGGTTCAGGAGAACGAACAGCTCAAGACTGACCGTGACATTGACTACAAGAAGTTGCTGCTTGACCTTTACAACGCAGAAACTCAGCGTATTCGTGCTTTGTCTGACAACGAAGTGGACGGCAATCAGATTGAACTTGAAGCGATTAAGAACATTGTGGACACTGGCTTGAAGTTGCACGGTGCCGCCCTTACTGAAAATGCCCAGTCGCACGATCAGGAAATGGCAGCCCAACAGATGCAGCAACAGGCCGCTTCACCACAAGGACAAGTACAGGAATAAGAAGTGGTGGAGGAAAGAATTACACTCGGCGCAATAGTAATCCTTCTTACGTTAGTCACTGGTGTTGTTGCACTGTTGATGAACGCACGTAAGATTCGTCGAGAGAATGAAGCTGACGGACGGGCTCGGACCAATGAAATGAAGACCGAGTTCAGTAAAGTTCATACTTCTCTTAGTGAACGTCTCTGCACAGTTGAAGACAAGATTACGAGTTTCATGCCTCGGTCAGAAATCGAAGCAAAGATGGAACACGAAAAGAACAATCGACAGACGGCTGACGAAAGCCTTCGACGCATCACTGACAATCTTAGTCGTGACGTAAGGGACATTATGATCGGCCAAAGTAAAATTGAACAACAGCACGCCGACACGTCTAATTCTGTGTCTGACATCAAGGACACGTTGAAGGACATGTCGCGTGACCTGTCAACTAAGTTTGACAAGATTGCAAGTGACATCTCTCGGTTGACGAGCGGACATCGCAATCCCGGTGAGATCAATCACTAATCCCAGTTTCGAGCACGTCCGGTTACGCCAACTCCGGAAGTGGGCCTCGTTCAAACAAAAGTGGCACTCGGTAATTAAGGACCGCAACATCACCAATGGCTGATGAACTTAATAACAGCAATGCACCTGACAGCCCTGTAAGCCCGGACACGGACGACCTTGACGCGTTTAATGACTTGTTTCATGGACGAGTAAAGGAAGCTTCCGAACCCAAGGCTGAACAGGAAGAGAAGGAAGTTGAGGCCCCTGCTGAAGAGGCTGAGACTGAAGCACCAGAGAACGAAGAAGCTTCTGACGACGACAACGTTGGTCCTGACGAGGAAGACGAAGTTGAAGAGAAGGCTCCTAAGAAAACTGGCAATCGCTTTCAGGACCGCATTAACGAACTAACTGCTAAGGCCCGAGAGGCAGAGCGTCGTGCAGAAGAAACTGCAAAGCGCCTTGCTGAACTCGAAGCCAAGCAGACGCCTACCCCGGACAGCAAACCTGCTGCTTCTGTTAAAGAAGACTCCGGCCCAACCCCGGACGACCTGAACGAAGACGGTTCAGACAAGTACCCGTTGGGCGAGTTTGACCCTCAGTACATTCGCGACCTGACGCGCCACACCATTCAGGCTGAGACGGCAGAAGCAAACAAGCGAGCTGAACAGGAACGCAACCAACGTACGGCTGACGAAGCACGAGAAGCTTTGCAGGAACAGTGGGTAACTAAGGTTACTTCTGTTGTTGACGACCATCCCGACTTTGTTGAACGAACGATGGAGTTGGAAGACACCTTTGAAGGTTTGGACGCAGGCTACAGCGACTATCTAGTGCAGACGATCAAGTCTCTCGAACATGGTCCTGAAGTCCTTTACCATTTTGCAAATAATCTCGACGAAGCTCAGAAGTTTGTGAAGCTGGGTCCGCTTGCTGCAACTCTGGCACTTGGCGAAATGAACGCCCGGTTCCGGAAGGCAGAAAGTGAACAACAGAAACCAGCACCGACCAAGGTAGTTTCTAAAGCGCCTACCCCTCCGCCCACGAACAAGGGCTCTAAGACCCGCGTCTCTGTCACTCCCGACACGGACGACCTCGACGCTTTTTCCGACATGTTTTTCACTAAGCCGGGTCGGCGTCGCTAACAAAACTTAACTCAATCAGGAATGTGAATACTCAATGGCTGTTGTAGTCGATCAAGCAAAACTGGTCCTTAATGCGTTTGCTGCTATTTTTCAGAACAACCTCGCTTCGGCGGACCTTGTTACGTGGAAGCAGTACGACGGAGAGTTTGAGGACCGTAATCGTCTGACTATTGCTGAGCAGGTTGGCCCCCGCTTTGCAGTCACTCAGACCACTAACGGTGTGCAGGACCTTACTGCCGGTGTTCAGGACGTTGTGTTCGGTTCGGAGCAGTTCCAGATCAATCAGGTGTTCGGCACCTCGATGGGTTGGGGCGACTTCGTAAAGATTCGTGACCTGAACGACGCGCGTGAAAGCATTGCCATCAAGAACGCGGCGATGAACCTTGCCGAACGTATTGACGCTTACGTCATGCGGTACGCGGTTCTTGCGTCGGACAACTGGACGGGTACTCCGGGCAACAACGTTGCAAGCTACGACAACGTGGCAGCGGGTTACACGCGTCTGAAGGAAGAGGGGGTTGACGAGGCCGACCTTCGAGCCATCCTGACGTACAACGACAAGCAGGCTCTCGGTTCGACGGTTGTGTCTAACAACGCTTCGCTGGCTGACCTCGGTGCTGACATGTACCGCAAGGGGTTTGAAGGCACGGTTGCTGGCATTCCGACGTACTTTAGCCAGCAGCTTCCGACCATGACCTTTGGTACTCGTACTAACGGCACGGTCAACGGCGCTAACCAGAACGTCAACTACTCGGCGGTTTCGGTTTCGGGTGCTCCGGGTCAGTACATGACTCAGACCATTTCGCTGTCCGGTCTCGGTGCGGGTGGTACGATTGCTGACGGTGAAGTGTTTACCATCGCTGGTGTCAACGCTTACGACAATCGCTTGGGCGCAAGCCTTGGCCGTTTGCAGCAGTTCCGTGTCATCGGTCCTGTGGGCACTCAGCCGGGTGCAACGGCGTACACTGCGGACGGTTCGGGCAACGCTGCGGCGGTTCGCATCTTCCCTGCGATCATCGTTCCGGGTACTGGCACGGGTGGCGACATCAACGTCAATAACGCCAATGCTACCGTTACGGCGGCTCCGGGTGCTGGTGCGGTTGTGACCTTCCTCGGTACGGCTGGTGCTGCGGCTCGTGTTCGTGCGATCATGCAGAAGCAGGCAATTGTTGTCAACACGGCAGACCTTATCATCCCGGCAACGGGCGAGGCGATGCGTAAGTCGTTGACGACCATTCCTCTGTCGGTTCGCATGTGGCGTGATTCGGCGTTTAACACGGGCGATCACCGCGTTCGCTTCGATGTGGCGCTGACTGCCAACGTTCGTGACCGTCGCCGCATGGTCCGCATTAACGGTTAACTTCTTAATCTGGGCTGGCTGGAAGAAACATCCTCCGGCTGGCCCTTTTTTGTTTTCAAGGAGTTCAATCTTTAATGTCTGGATTTTATCAGGAACGTTACCATGCTGTGAGGCTTGACGCTAACGGGTCCTACACTTTTTCTGCCGGAACTCCGACCAACACGGCTGGTTTTCTGTGCACCGCAACGGGAACGCTGACTGCAACTCGGGCCAGCGGAGCTGTAGTCATCAACGCTTTTCCCGTCACCGCTGGCGTTTACCATCCGATGCCTTTCCACATTGGTCAGGGTGCAACCATCAGTCTGGCAGGTGGTGCGGCAGGAACTCTAGGGGTTTCGTAAAGGCATGGCAGCTTCAACCTACACTGGTGCGGACAGCTTTAGTGCTTCTTTGCAAAGTCAGATTGACGCGCTAAAGTCTGGAAGTCGTTCATTTATTGCAGACGGTAATTACATTACTGTTGAAGAACTGAAGACTTCTTATCCACCTTCGGCAACTTACGCAAACATGTCGGCAAACATTTCCAATCTTTTTCATGGAGGTGATCCGACCAAAGGCATTCAAGAACAGGTTAACTGCCGTCTTGACTTGACAAACAATGTTTATCGTTGGGTGCCTCGGCGATCTGACTTTAACATGAAAATTGCAAGTCCGGGCGGAGTCCTTAATCTTGTCGCTCTTGTTACCCCGCCGACGTTGGTTCTTAGCGGCACGTTAACAAGTAATCAAACTATTAGCCCTCTTTCCAATGACGCTTTCGTAGGAGAAAAGAGACGCATCATCCAGAACTCAACTTTGGGTTTGTTTACTACCACTGTCACTGGTTTGATTGGAAGCAATCTTACTCTTCTAGCCAACGCGATGAAAGACATTGAGTTTGGCCCAACTGGCTGGTTTGCCTCTTCTTAACAAGGACTGAAAAGTTTATGCCTCCCGTAACTGTTGAATGCGATAATAACTACGACCCTCCGCAGATTCGTGTAATGTTCCGTAATCAAGAATCGTTCATGGTCAGTCAGGGTATTTACGATCTAATCAAGGGCCCTCTCGGTCTTCCTGACAGCCCCTGCTCTGCTTAACACTAAGGAGCCTTACAGTTGGCGCTAGTAATTGAAATCATCAAGGACGCCTACCGTGAGGCGAACCTTATTCCGATCACCCAGTCTCCGACCTTGGACGAAAGCACGGAAGCTCTTCGTCTGTTGAATCGCTTTGTGCGGTCCATCTTTGGCAACGAGGCAGGCGACAAACTTCAGTCCTTTCCCATTGGGACTAACAACGTTGCCACTACGACCTCTCTTCCGACGTACACGTTTACTGGTGCCAACTACGCTCCGCTGAACGCTCGTCTGATGGCGAACATTGTCACGACTACGACTGTCAACCTCCACCCGGACCCAGAAGACGGTTCTCGAATTGCTGTTGTTGACGCAAGTGGAAACCTCGGAGCCAACGCTCTGATCCTTAACGGCAACGGACGAAAGATTGAAGGCCAGTCGTCTCTGGTTCTTAACACCAACGGGGTCCAGAAGGAGTGGTTTTACCGTTCTGACCTTGGCTCGTGGATGGCTGTTACGTCCCTTGGTTTGAACGACGTGTTTCCGTTTCCGCTTGAGTTTGAAGACCTGTTTGTTATTGGCCTTGCCACTCGTCTTAACCCGCGCAACGGTGTTTCGATTGACGATCAGGCCATGATGAACTTCAAGCGTATGCGGGGCCTCTTCCGCGCTCGGTACAGCCAGTCCATTCAGATGGAAACTGAGGAAGGTTTGGTTCGTCTAACTGGCAGCCGCATGAATCGTGTCAGTGCAGTAGGCTCGGGCACCAAGTAACACAAGGTAACAAACAG